TAATTAACCATTCCTCATCATCATGTAATTTTAAAACAAGTTTTTCTAATTCTTTATCTATTAATTTTAATTCAGCAATTGATATCTGCCCCAACACATCTTCCATTGTTTTGTATGATGTGACATCTTTATTATCAATTAAACCACGTTCGTTTAACTCAATAAATTTATTAAAGCTTCTTATGTCACGGTAATTCATTTCACTAATTAGTCCATTAACAAAATGCTGTTGGATGCGATTTAATTTTTTACTTAATTCAATAACATATTCTTTATTGAATCCCATATCAATCATTTCTACTTGAAATGAAGTCATATTGTCATCATCATCGTCATCATCATCTTTTTTAGATTTTTTAGTTTTGTATATGTTAAGGTACATCTCAACATATTTAGTCTTATAGACTAAACCTAACGCGTCAATAAGACTGATGTTAAGGTCTGGGTTTTGGGTTTTTAATGTGTTTAATTTGCTCATAACTATAATATAATAATCTTTATTTAGGGTGCCAATTTATTCTTCATCAAATAAATCCTCTCCTTTATAGTCAGGATGATTTGTTTTCATATAATCGATCCCTCGAACCATTGCTATGGCTAATATAGCTGCTAATACAAATGAAATAATTGCTGATACTATCATAATTTTAATTAGATAAAGGTGCTTTGATTGTTGGATGTGATTGGTAGTTTTCTATTATAAAATCTGATATTTTAAACTCACTCCATAATGTAGGAAATTCATTCAATAATGTGTACTTATCATCATCTTTTAAATGTTTCAATATTGGTAATTGAAAAGGTTCTCTTGTTATTTGTTCCTTAGCTTGTGCAATGTGGTTACTATAAAGGTGTACATCACCTAAATTTCCAATCAATTCATCTGGAACCATATTAACCGCTTTAGCTATAATTTCAAGTAGTAAACCATAAGAAGCAATGTTGAATGGTAAACCTAAGAATGTATCTACTGAACGTTGATTCCACATTAATGAGATTGCTCTGATTGGAATGTTTTGTTCATCTAAATAATTTTTTATCCTATCCGAAAAGTCTATGTCTATTTGTGCTATTTCACATCTTTCCCTTTGACTCAACTCTCTTGTATAAACTTGAAACCCGTAATGACAAGGTGGAAGAACCATTTGGTCTAATTCACCTACATTCCAAGCTGAAACCATTAATCGTCTTGAGTCTGGGTTTGTTTTAAGGTCGTTGATTAGGTTTTGGATTTGGTCTATGTGTTCAACATCATTGTAATTTGTAATTGGGTAGTTGTCCCAACTTCTCCATTGCTTACCGTAAATTGGTCCTAAATCCCAAGTAGATTCATGAAATGAACTATCACCTGCTAATGCAAATTTTTTCATTTCATCTAAACTATACGGTTCTGAGCATGTAGTTTTGTAATGTTTATACCAATCTCCATCCCATATAGTACAGTTGTTTTTCCAAAGAAATCTTATATCAGTATCACCTCTTAAAAACCATAGTAGTTCAGTTACAATACCTTTCCAATACATTTTCTTTGTGGTTAGTAATGGAAACCCAGATTGCATATCATGTCTGATTTGGTAACCAAAGATTGATTTAGTACCAGTTCCTGTCCTGTCTTTCTTTTCAACACCATAATCCAAAATTGTTTGAAGTAGGTCTTGGTATTGTTTATCTAGGTTGTTCATTATCCAATTATTGTTTCCATTGTATGAGGTACTACCCATCGAGCACAGTCTTGAGGCAGACGATGAATATGTTTGTAGTTGTTGATATAACCCATCATGTTAGCACTACCAACAGCATTTGCTGAGTGTACCATCACATTACAAACTCGAGCTCCATTCAACCACTGTTCAACTAACCATTTAGTACAATCCATTCCTGTTTTTTCAGTAATGTTATCGTAGTCTAAGGTGTAGTTGTGATAAACATTATTATGCCACTCTTGCATAGCTGAATCACCTAAGTCGTGGTCCAAGGAGATCAATCTGATGTTGTCTAGTCCTATCTCAGTAACCTTAGCTACAAACTCATCATAGTTTCTTACTACTACCCAATCACCAGTTTCTGGTTTAGGTGTTCTAATATCATCTAAATATATCTGTTTCATATTATTCATAACTTTCTCTATCAATGTTAATCACATATGGGAATCTTGGAACCCCATCTGGTGTTAGATTAAAATATTTAACTGTTGCTGATTTGCCAATCAATTCTTGTCTTTGTTTCCAAAGTTCTTTACATTCATCCCAACTGTACTTAGGTGATGAATTAAATATATGACCTGTTTTACTTCTAAATACAAACGAACCTACCATTCCTGTTTTGTTACCTTCACCTTCAACTACATCTAAAATAATATATTCTTCATCTATAAACGATTTATGTTTAAGTAATGATTTAGAACGTTTTGACTCATATTCTTTATCTAAACGAATCATTTGACCCTCATAACCTCTATTAACATAATCACCATACCATTCTTCAATTTCTTGAGCATTTCTAACATCATATGTCTCTACTATTTTACAACACTCTGGTAGATCTAAATTAATTAAAACATTTAATCGTTTACTAAACACCCCACTACAACTAGGTAAATCATAAATGTGATATTGAATTGACTCAGCACTTTTTCTTAAATCATCACTTGTTGGTTTAGTTTTCTTAACTAATGAACAAATAGCGTTAAAGTCATTTGCAAACTTATCAGCATACAACTCACCATCAAAAATCAAATCAGGATTAGCTTCAAATAATGGTTTCATCGCTTCATAGATATGAGGTGCTGAAACTATTTTCTTACCATTTCGACTCCACATACCATCTGCTCTAACAATACATCTGATACCATCTAATTTAGGTTGTGAATAAACAGGGTAAGTGATTTTATCCTTATAGTCTTCAAATTTATGAGCTAACATTGGATTAAAGAATTTAGGTTTATCAATATCATCTATTGATTCATAACTACCTAATTCTAATTTTTTAGTCCACATCGCTTGAGCCTCAGCTAATGCTTGTTGTTCAGGAGTGGTTTCATTTTTCTTACCTAAATTCTTACCTGAACAACAGGTCCATTCAGAAGTTGTTTTAATTCCATCTGTGTAACCAGATATTGTTCTAAAACAATTGTTTTCAATTTCAACGGTCCATTCATTGATTTTACCGTTTACTGCGCGTTTAAATAATGTGTTTAATTTCATAACCTAAATATAATAAAGAATGATCCAAAGGCCAAACCTTATTTCCAAACACTTGGATGTTTCCACACTTTTCTTTTAGTTAATTTATCTTCAAAATTACTAAATTTAAACTTTTTTTGATAATCAACTCTCATAAGTGATTCATTCCCATTTTTTTCTCTCCATTCTCTAAACATTTCATACTCAGATTTAGTCATTCTAGACATTACAATTTGTCCATCTGGGTCAGAATATATATTATAATATTTTAAATCTAAAAACATTATCTCATCAAATGGTGGGAATGTGTATAATAAAGTAGGTCCAGTAGACATCTCATATAAACTTATATTAAGTTCTTCATATATTTTTGTTATAGTGTCTAATTTTGATTGTAAACTATCTGATATAGCTTTTTGAGCTGTTAAAGCTTGTGTATTAGTTACCTCAACAAAGACTACTTTTTGCTCATACTTAGTGATAGTATCAGTTTGTTTTTCAATAATAATTTTTTGTTGTGTTATTGTTGATTCTAAATCACGGAATTTTTTATTAATAGCGTCAGCTTGAGTAGTTGTCATAACTACTATTGATGTTTTACCATCATCATCTACTGTTGTGTAAGGATATTTACTCGTTGGTTGGGACTTCAAGGTTCCAATCAGACTTAGAACGAACAGGAATAGGAGTATTAAGTTTTTCTTCATAAGTTTCTACCTGCTCTGTTAATGTAGAAACTTGTTCTGTTAATTGTTGATTTTCAGAAGATAGTTTCTGGTTTTCAGATGACAGGGTTTGGTTTTGTTCAGTTAATGTATTGTTTTCTTCTACCAATGAAACATTTTCCTCAACAACCTCAACATGGCCTCCACCAGCCACAAACACATCAGCTACAACCAAAGTAACAACTAATAATAAAACACCATATAAAACTAATTTCTTTTTCACTTTTTACTTAATAAAATGATTTCTCTTAAATCTCTTAATGCTTGAGTATTGTTATCTAAAGATGTTTGAATCTTACCTGTATCAGTCTTAATATAATCATTTAATTCTTTTTGTAAGTCCTCAACTTTTTTCTTTAGATCATCCTCTGATTTTAATTGGCGTTTAAGCATATACCAAAGTACAGCTCCTAAACCTAACACAATAACTCCCAATGCGCCGTATTGGGTTAATACCTCAAATGGTCCAAAGGAAGCAGCTGCTTGTAAAAATATAGTTAATTGTGTCATTTTCTATCTCTTAATTCTTTTTCTAATTCATCAATCTTGGCTTGCATTCTATCCTTTTCAGCCATATTACGTTTAAACATATACCAACCAACAGCCCCTAAAGCTAATACTACTAAACCTAAAGCACCATAGTTAGTTAATTGCTCAAATACTCCGAATCCAGCTGTTGCTGCTTCTAAAAAAATCTGTGTCATATGTTTTTATTTTTTACTATGTAAATAATTACTCATTATATTTCCAATTGCTCCTAATTTTTGACGAATAAGTATCCATTCATCTTTAACTATTTTATGTTTCTTATTGATGTAATAGATCCCCATTACCCCAATAATGCGACCATCTAAATCAGTTAATGATAGTAAATAACATGATTTGTATTTATTATCAACACAAAATGTTTCTAAACCATAAGTAGGATCATTTTCAATATCTGGGACTAATATTTCACCTTTCTCATATAATTCAGCTAATGGTTTATTAAACAATGATACTGGAATATTTTGGTAAACACCTTTTATTGATATAGTATTAGGGGTGGTTACCTCATAGAATACAGAGAATTTCTGTATTGATTTACCAGTTGGGTAAAAGTGACCCCCATTATGAAATTGAGCTATGTAAATTTGATCACAATCTAATTCATTAAGTATAACATCTAATTGATGCTCAATTTGTTCATTATACTTGATAGCATCAGGTAATGGATCTGATATTGGTTTCTTTTTAAATTTACTTTTAGCCCACTCTAATATTATAGGACCAAAAACAGAAGTAATAAGAGCAATAATAATAGGTGCTATAATCTCCATTATTGTATTTTACTTTAATAAATTATAATACTCATTAAAATGCTTAATACGATCAACTAACCCAATAGTACCACCATTAACTCGTTTAGTTACTGCTGTTACTGCTGCTTCATCAGCGCCTTTATCACAAATAGACCATAATTTATTTGAATCAAAGAAAAATGCTGCTGATGCTAATGGGTATTTAGTAGCTACTAAATCTGGGTTGGCTA